AATACAAAAAAAAAAAATGGACAGTGTACAAACACCAAATCAATCCAAAATTTCTTACATGATGTTTGCTAGTATAGTATTCATAGGTTTAGTAAATTATGTTGGCTTACTGGAGGCATCTATTATATTTTATTTTTTAATGTATTTATACTCTGGTTTACAAACGTTTATTGAGGAGGATAAACTTCAAACCAAACTGAAACGACTTAAAAATAAATCTTGTGATGGGAATTTTTTGCTTGACTTCATTTGTTCTAATGGGAAGGAATTAATCATTTTGACCTCCGCTTTTCAAATCTTATCCTCACTTTTTATTATTTATGTAATATTCTCCTGTAAAAAAGATAAAACCATTGACATCAAAACAAAAAAAAATATATTGGATTTAATATTTTTATCTTATTATGTCTTTCTTATTGTCGTCACTTTAGTTTATTATCATGATAAAACAATTCCAATTTTGAATAATATATCACTACTTATGGCAATGATAATCATCCATCAATTATGGGCAAAAAAATTATAAAGACTGGAAAATTTGTGAGTAAAAATTTTATATATATATATAGAAAGAACGATGACAAACAAAATCAAATGTTGGAACGAGGATGAAAATACAAAAAAAATACAAAAGAAATTAACAATTGATTATTGTATTGTTGACAATAATGTTGACGATACTAATAAGAATGCTCTACAATTATTACTCGATAATAAATTTATAAATATATTAACAAAATCGGAAAAAAAGAAAATAAAAAAATTGGAAACACATGAACAAAAGGACAATGAGACAATTAAGATACTTGCAGAAAAAGATATTCGATTCATAATATTTGATGTTGATAAAGACAAAAATTTAAAGCAGCCTAATGTAGCTGTTTCTTGGGAAAAAGACAAAAAAACTGAATTTTTCTATGTAATACTAATATGTATTGATAATGTTTATCGTTTGGTTGCTAAAAAAAATGCTCAAAATTTTAAATTGGTTGCTAAAAAAAATGCTCAAAATTTTAAACTTTATTTCAACTTTACTGATTTGCATAAAGATTTACAAGATTTTTTAGAAAATAAAAAAAAACCGGACTCGAAAAATAGTCAAAATTTGTCAAAAAAAAGTAACCTTGATAATGCACAAGAAATAGGTGCAGGTAATATCGTAAGACAGCGTGTAGGTAATGATTTTGTAATCAAAAGACAGGCAAATGCTAAAAATTCATCAATGGAAGAATCCTCTTCTTCTGAAGAAATAGCAAAACAAAAAAAAAAAAAGTTAAAAAAAAAATCTGATTTTGAAAAATTTAAGAATTATAACAAAGTTCTGACAATTTTGATATTAAAATGTAATAAAAATAAAAAAAATTTAGAAAAGTACAAAAACAAATTGAGAGAAAAGAATCATGCATTACATTTGTTCATAGAAAATATTAGAAATGAATTGATTTTAGAACAAAAAAAAATTAATGCAAAAAATATAGAAAAAAAATTAAAAAATACAAGATGGACTTTTAAATAAAGTATCCTTTTTTTTTTTTTTTTAATTATAAAGATTATGAATATGTTACCATCTATAAACAAAATACCAAATTGTAGAGGAAGAAGGACAGGACATTTTCTTTATACATTAAATAATGAAGAATTTGAAAATTTTAGGAAATTAGATAATACAATTGGACAGGTAGAATTTATAAAAAATATTTTATTGACAATTCCATCTAAATGTGTATCTCCTATACCAAAAGATGGAAATTGTTTATTCCATTCTTTAGCAAAAACTATGGGTCCGACATATGATGATAAACGTATGCGAAGAGAGATAATAAATTATATGAAAGATAATCAATCTTTTTTTGATTTTATTGCGGACCCATGGGCGCAGGTCGAAGAGCAGACTCAGGCGGACCAACTCGAAAGAGAAGCTTTTCGCAATTTTCTGAGAAAGAGACTTAAAGGCTTCACTGAAAAAGGGAAGAGCTGGGATAATTTACACAATAAAACAAAATATGAATTGTATTTGGAGTACATGAGTGAAGATGCAAGTTTTGGTACGCAGGTTGAAATAATAGCTTTTGCGAGTTTTTTTAAGACCAATGTTTGCGTTCTTGAAACTGATAGAGGAAAAACAAAGATACGAAATTTTCTCACACCCCCTCCCCCGCCCCCCCACCGGTTTAGAGATATAATATTTTTATATTATCAAGATGGAAATCACTATGATTTATTGGACATTGGAGATTCGAATTCCCATAGACAATTACAAAATAAAAATCGAAGTAAATTCACAAATAAAAAATCTCCAAAATTAGCACAAAAGAAGGGGAAAATCAAAGATGTAAAAAATCGAAATAAATTCAATAAAGGGGATACTGTCCTTTATATAAAAGAAAAGAAGAACGCAAAAATTGAACATGTTGATTATACGGACCCTGATGAAATATTTTACACAATTTCGATTGGTGAAAGAGAAATAAATACTCTCGAAAACAATTTAAGAGCTTTGGAGTCAAAATCACAAACAAAAAAGAAAAAATCGGGTAATATAAAATCGAATGATAATAAAAAACTAAAGGACATAAAATCGAATGTTAATAAAAAACTAAAGGACATAAAATCGAATGTTAATAAAAAACCAAAGGACATAAAATCGAATGTTAATGTAAAACCAAAAGAGAGAAAATCGAATGTTAATGTAAAACCAAAAGAGAGAAAATCGAATGTTAATAAAAAAAAGGTAGGTGAATCAAATTTGAAAACTTTCGAATCAATTTATGATGCTGTCCTTTTGTATTTTATAAAGAAACAAAAGGTGGATGAAAAGAAATTTTCTCTTTATAAAACAAATTTATTGAATCCCAAATCGGAAAAGAGTGTAAAGTTTCATGAAAAAATCCAAAGGATTTCGAAATGTTTGCAAGAAGGAAAAAAGGAAGCAACCGATAAAAATATAGAAAATTGTGAAAAGGCTTTGAACAAAAACTGAAAAAAAAGAAAGCAAGCGATAAAAATATAGAGAAATGTGATAATATAGAATATTGTAAAAATGTATAAATTTTATTCTACGATTAAAATTTTAGTTTTATTCAAGGTTTTAATTTCATCCATGACTTTCAAATGTTGCAAGTGAACATTATAGATAGAATCGATTGGATTGAATCTATTTTTTTTACATGGGCAGGATGAAGGACAATTGCATTTCGAGCGAATTTGAATTGGAATTGGACCAATTTTGATATTATTTTTAGATTTTCGTAAAGATTTTTTATCGAAAAATCCAATATTGTTTTTTTTCTTTTTGATTTCCAAAGTTGTTTTTATTTTCGAATAACAATGACAATTTTTTGGACAAATTTTAAGATAGGATATATTTAAAAGCTGGTCCAGAGATGTGACGGTGGATTTGGCATAGTGAAGTCTATCCAGGCGATAGATATCACAAAAGCTTTTAAAGAAGGTGGGGTCTTCCAATTTATGGATTAATTTTTCATTGGGGTCATTTGAGAATTTACAAATGACAAATTCGATTCGCGACCCAGTGGCAACAGGTTGACCTCTAGTAGCCATTTTCAGAGCCAATTGCACATGGGCAGGGTAGGATTTGTGAATGTAATTTTCAATAATTTTATTTTTGGATTTCCCTTCTTCTATTTGTCGATTATATTTTGGGATATCATCTTGGATGATATTATTTTTTTTATAATCGATTCCTAAATCATCCAATCGTTGAAAGATTTTTGAAATTTCATTTGGTAAAGGTCTGACTTTATAGTCTTCATTATAAGACCTGGAAATGACAAATTCGTTAATATCGAAAGATTTGTCTTTTGTATCTACAGTGGATGGGGTATTCCATTGAAATAAATCCAAAATATATTTTGAAATGACGTCTATGATGTGTGAAAACGAATTATTTTCCATAATTAGTCGAACCACAATTTCATAAATCTTTCTATGCCATAGACAATTATCTCTTCGAGCCAGGAGGACACCACGGATGGTCAAATCTTCGTCGAGTACACCATTTTCACCGCAAGTATAAGCCATATATTTCTTTTTTGTAAGTATTAAAAACTCCTGATATATTTTGCTTTCGAATAATAATTTCATTGGTTTTGGAAAGAGATTTCGTTCAATGAGATGATTTTCGATTTGTTTTGCGTATTTCCAGACAATTTTGGAATTTTTTTCAATATTATTGAAATTCACATAAATAGAGTCCGTGTTTTTGACTAGTAAAGAAATTCCCGCGTGAAAACTTCCATCGAAGGTTTCTATATCGTAGACAAAATCAGTGGTACTACCCAAATCTTCTATTTTGAGCACCAATCCTTTTTCTTTTTCCTGACGATTGTACAAGTCAATACCGTAAACCATTTCATTTTCATTTGTCAAGAAGAATGTGAAAATCGCATTGGGAAATTTTTGAAGATAACTAAAATAAATGTAAGAAATGTATTTATTTTGAGAATTTTGACCGAATTGAATATATCCATTTTCTTGGGAATAAGTACAATTCCATTCTTCTTTTTGATACTCCAATTTTTCTGCTATTTCCAAGGTATTGTCAATATTTGCCAGGGTATGTTCATTCACGACAAGTTGAGAGGGTTTGATTTCAATTTTATTGGGTAAGAGGAGAGAATGGTCTTCCGTGACAATGATACTTCCAGATGTAGTGTATACTTGAAACAATCGTTTTGTGGTATAGTGGCGAATCAATCGTTTGATATTGGACCATCCGTTGAAACTCATAATTTTGTATTTATCACTATTGAAAATGATTTGTTGTTTATGACTCAATCCTGAAATATCCGATTTAAATTGGTCATAGGGTAAAATATTTACTCTGAAAAACATGAAAAATGTTTCGATGGGGAACAATTTGATTTCCTTGTTATTATATTTGATATAGATAATGGTATTTCGATGAATAGAATCTCCGTAGACGATTTTTCCTTGAAATGTTTTGCTGACGTAATCGGCTGCTTTGGAAATGTATTGTCTACCCATGGCTGTGGTTGCCATGGCTCCCGGGAGAAAAGGTAGAAAACCCTTACGAACGCCCATCATACCATAACACGAATTGGCTGAAATTTTGTAAGCCAATTGTCGTTTATCAAGGATAGTTTTGATGAATCCCTCGGATTTTTTTAATTCTCGTTTTGTGGTATTTCTTTGTTCCAAGAGGGTAGTCAACAATGCAGGAATGACACCTATGGGTTTTTTTTTAAAACGAAATCGATATTTTTTATCTCCATCTTCCCATGAAATGACGTGACACTCTCTATCCTCAACCGTATCATCAATGACAAACGTGGTATAGCAAATATTATTTGCGATAATCGTCGTTGGATATAAACTTGTAAAATCAAAAGGAAGAACCCAACTATATTTCCCCGGGACCGGTGGGAAAACAAATGCTCCGGTATAATTGTCGAATTCAAACATGGATTTCAATTCCGGAGAGATATTTTCGTAAGCGTCCACGATTCTCCCTTCTTTGAAGCATATTTTGTATAATTGACTGAATACTTTCAATTGTTCACCTTTTACATATAAATCCATTAATTGGGTGTTACATAACTTTGCCATTTCCAAAAGAGTAATCAGAGTTTGAGTCACCTCAAATAACTTTCGCACCAATCTAGCGTCTTGAACACAATATTTTCCACATTTCATCAAGAGATTGGTGTCCTTCCCTTCCAAAAATCCTTTACGATAGGCTTCAAATATTCCCATGGGGGTCATGGGGTCTTTGGTTTGATTTTTCAAAATATGACGACATACCGTATTCAATTTATAATTGTGTAATTTGTAATTTTTTTGAAGAATCGGGAGCATGTCTACGGAAATTCGACCATCAAAATCATAAAAATGAAATTCTTGACATCGAAAAGCGGTAGACGACCATTTAATTTCCAAATAGGCCGATTCGTAATTTTTTAACATGCCACATCTATGAATGTCAATATTATACATCTGGCATTTTCGATACAAAAAAGGGATATCAAATCCAAAAATATTGTATCCCATGATAATAATTGGATTATAAATACAAATAAAATTACAAAATTCTTTCAATAATTGTTGTTCTGTCTCAAAACATTTCACATCCGTGGCATGACAATTTCGTAAACGAATTGTTTTACTTTTACTCAATGAAAATAATAAATTTCTTTCCCCTTCAACATCATTCAATGTCATTCCAATTTGAAACACGGGATTATTGATATTCGACGCAATTGGAATCCTAGTTTCCACATCACTATAGGCTTCAAAATCAAAACTTAGTGATTTAAAAAAAGGAATGGGATATATTTCTTGATTCTGTAATTGAGATACGTGATTTGGTAAAATCTGATATTCGATGGAATATCTTGTCATTCTACATCGTTTCGGGATTTCATCCCCATGATGAACTTCCACCCATCCACAGCTACTCAAATTGTATTGCGACAAGAATTGCACCAAAGGAGATGCCTCATTCTCATTGAGTCTGTACCGATGATAATATTGACTTGCAAAATCTTTTCGAAATTTCCATGCAAAAATTTTACGTAATTTATTGGATGCAAAAAAAATACGAAAACAATCAAAAACTTTGGAATTGTGAAAATACAATTTACTTTTGACATGATAACGTTCCATATAAATTTCATTCGACTTGGTCAGACCAAATTTACCATTAATTTTTTTTAAATCTCTTCGAATCAATGCCTCATATGAATTATCCAACACCTCCAACACCAACCATGGTCGAAACGAATCATTTTCAAATCGTAAAAGAATTGGTTCATTTTGGGTATTCAAACCATACCCGAAAACATCCATTTCATTTTTTTTTAAGTCATAAAAGGATTTATTATTTTCTTCTTCAAAATCAGAACACACTTCCCGGTCATGAAATCGATAGGAATAAATATAAAAATGGGATATGTTTCTCATCATAATCTTTTTTTTTTATTTTAAAAAGTATATATACATTTATAATTATTCATTTATTTAAACGAAAGACGATAGAAATGACATTTTTAAAATCTTGAATTAAAATATTCTGTCCATTTGTCATGGTTTGAAAATCACTTTGTTCAAAGGTGATGGGTTGGTTGGTCGGTAACAAAATGGAAACATCGAGACTATGACGAAATATTTCCTTCAATCGAATTACCTGTTCGCTCCGAAAAATAACAAAATCATTTTTTGTAGTATTCTCTGTGTAACATACAAATGTAGATTCCATTTGTGGAATATTGGAAACCATATTCGTCATGACTAAATCTTTATTAATTTTCAAGGTAATGTAAGGGATATTTTCCAATCGACGTGTTCCATAAAGATTCAATAAAATTTTATTCGGTATACTCAAATAATCCAGGGATAAAAAAATATTGCTCCGGTAGACATTTTTATCAATCAAAAGACTCGGGAAAATATTCTGATACGGTACGATAGCAACGACATAATGCTCCATATCAAAATTGGGCAAAAGATTCAAATTATACGACAATGTAACAATATCATTGTCTACACCCGAAATGGGAAGATATAGGGTCGAATGTTCAAAAATATCCACTATTGATAAAACATTCGTATTACTATCCACAAAATCACTTGTTTGAAAACTATATGGACTTTCCATGACAAAGTCCAAACTCAACAATCTTTCCATCGGAATGCTCGGATACACAATAAATATATCCAACATGTCCAAAGAAACATCCTCTTTCTCAAAATAAAATTCATTACCATACCGAATCAATTTACTCTTCCACCTCTTGGAAACATTTTCAAGAATCATACCTGATGAAAAATTCTTGTCCAAACCCAAAATCGTAATATTATTACCAAAATGTCTCGTCGTATTCACAAAATAAGCATTTCTATAAAATTCATTCAACTTTTTCTCCTTAAAATCATTATAATTGATATTTTCAAAATAATACTGAAATATATCCGAACTCATAGATGCAATCTTCGTCAAATGGTCATAGTGTTGCACCGTTGAAAATTTATTGGAATAATCAAACCAAACCTTGATATTGACAAAATAATTTGGCTGATTGATTAATTGCTCCACATAATCATTCCCCGCCACAATAATACATTTCGACGCAGAAATTGGAATTATTTTTGTAAGAAACGTATCATTTTTATTCTTGGAAATGGGATTGTTTTCCTCTGAATTCCCTACCCACTGAAAAGTATATTCAATCATGGTCGACAATCGCTTCTGATATCGGGTATCACTTTCAGTTGGTTTTACATTCACTGGAACTTCAAATTCACTACTATTTAAAAACGTTTGGAAATCACGATTTGTTGAA